CGACTGGGATGCCCTGCGTGAAAACCACCTTGCGGTGGAAGACACCTTTGTGTCCCAGTCAGAGGGTATTTACCCTCGAAGCCAGCCTAATTCAGGGCTGGCACCCATCGGCGTTTTAATGTGACGACGCCGCGGCGTACAGATCGCTCCAAATGAAGGTGGTCAGATACAACTATAGAGTTGATATCCCAGCTGGAGGAATTTACCCCAGCATTCGCACCCTCATGTTCCGGCGACCAAGAACAGGAGGATTTCTCCTCCAATCTTGAGAAGCTTTTGAACAGAGCGCCATATCCTTCCAGTCTGTCAGGACGATAGACTGGTTCTGGAACATATCCTTTTATTTCAAAGGAATGTAAATTATCATTCCATCTTTCAATGGTTTGATAACCCAGATAAGAGATATGACCAATCGCGGGACTCATCTCAGACACATAAGGCAAATGCCCTATGAGTTTCTCTATGCAATTACGCATAAAGCTGGCTGTTCTCCAATAACCCTTTTTGTAAAAGGAATTAGAGACAGATACCCACGAGATGATTTCTCCGGATTGCCGCTTGTCCTTAGGAAACGGATGACGTAAGTAGGTTGGTGTAACCAACTCACCGCCATACGCTTCAACTCCACATGACTCTCGAAAGCTTCCGCTAACGAAAGTTTTGTTGGGATTTACCTTGCAATTGTATTTTCGCAGGTAATCAAGGACAACAGTCGCATTCGTTATGGGAACGATAATATCGTCACCATAAACGTAAATATCCCTAGTTACATCAAAAATGTTTCTAGAGGTAAAAGGGAGTCCCTGTGCTCGGAGCGAAGCCACTACACAAATAGTGTAGAAATACATGGCCTCAACCGGGAAACAGAGAGCACTTCCCATGGAAGCAAACTTTCTAAGTGGAGACAAAATTTCTCCATTAGGAAGTAAAGCTGCCGTTGACCTACATGCGTCAATAGCTTCCAGTAAAACTGGATTGCTACGGAACATCTCTAACGCCAAAGATCGTGGAACACGATCAGAAGCATCTGAGAGATCAATCGTTGCAAATTGACCTGTAAGTGAACTAGTTAACGCGAGTGCCTGATTGATCGATTGATCCACAAAATTAATGTGGCCAGCCGACCAAGGGCTAGATTCGAGAGCGGTATAAAGCCAATCTCGAATTCCCTGCTGCACAAATTGCATGCAACAAGGCTCTATTGCGATAACTCTGGGTGCTTTTAGTGTCTTCGGAACAAGAACGACCCTAACGGGCCTTTCATGTTCTGTGGAGAGGATCGTTACTTTTTCGAGTTCCTCCGAGTCGACTGGGATACCCAAAGGGTAACCGTTGTCAACCAGAGGGAAATAAGGCTCGAGACGATCGCTCCACTCACTCCAGGAATACTTCTGATTTCCAGAAGCATTTTCTGAAGTGGCTCCGGGACCATGCTTAGGACGGCAATCGGTAAGTACAAAAGTACTAGCCATAGCAGCCCAAAGCACAGAAGAAACAAGCTGAAAATCAGCCTGATCTTCTTTCGAGAGCGAGACTTCGCTAAAAGCGTGCTCGATCTTAATGAAGTTTGCGACCGCCTTGAAGTCCCTCGCGGGAGTACAAGGCACCTCAATCTTCTTGTACAAGAGGCAAAGTTGCCTAACTGCACAAACAAAGACTGAGTAATCCGCAATCGGTTTTTCATTAAGTAAACTCCCTGTCTCCATATTGAAAACTTGACTGATCATACCTTGCAAGAATGCAGGGATTGATCCAGACTTCTTAAAACCTAAGAAATCTGTTGAGTCAATTTGGCCACGTTGTAATGCTCTTTCGAAGTCATTACAAAATCGTGGTAAGGTGATAGTCAAAAATGACATCCCTTCGTTTTCAATACGTGATTTGATATAATCTAAATCACGAAAATCGGAGACGTCAGCGACACACATTGTACAGGAGTCTATATAGACACACTGTACTAAGTCGAGATAGTCACTTACGTTGCTTTTCAAGTCTCCTCCTAACAGGGGGTAAACTTCAAGCCACGTATGTTCGCCTTCCGAGTACCATATGGTACTCGGCAAACAGTACCATAAGGTGGGATACCGGGGTGTTACCCCCGGCTACATTCATCTCGTGAAAAGATCTTTCCCAAGACTTCTCATTAGTGAATGTGGTATCCCATAATATACGACTACTCGGTGGTTCTGAGTTCAAGACTCAAGACCAACGAGTTTGTCGACGTTGCCCGCCGATAACCAGGCAATAAGCCCGGCTACGATGTATTCTACCTGAGCAGTGGTAAACCCAAAATTGGGTCTATCAATGACAGTGTAGAAGGACAGAGTGTCATAGTCATTAGTCGAATCCAAAGGATTCGTGACGATGGCCTTCTGATCAAGACGCACCATCGAACGGACTCGGTCCTTCGAGGGTGTGTGACTGATGGTAAGTTTAAACAAACCATCGGCTCCTTGATACACAGCCGAGGTATCCTTAGCGGATATCTTGGGCATGCTCTTGGCAACAGCATTAATGGTTACTGATTGTGGATCGGAAAACAAAGTGGTTGACCTCCTAACTTATTTGGGACGGTTATCCTATGCTGGTCTAGTGCTTGTCACGACACCAGAGTTTTCTAAGAACATAGGCGATGATCCTTTATCAGTGTCTCCCCCATCTCTTTCGAGATAGGCCGAGAGCACCGAGGATCGCATATTGACGACTAGACATATCGCTAGCGTCAAGGTACATTCCGAAAGGACTAGTTGCCATAACCCTTTGTTTAATGTCAAAAGATTGACGAAATTCAAAGGTTTTGGCACCACCGTTACTCGCTGTGAAAGGCAAAACTTGCCGATACACAGTCGTAGAAACTTTGTGGTGACTTAATGACATATAGTTCGCGACCATGGAGTCGAGGGTTTCGTCTTGGAAGGCCTGTAAAGACCTACCAATACCTGAAACCCAATCGATCAACCATGACCACGGAATCGCTTTGTAAATGTTACTAGGAGTAATACGAGCACCAAACACATCAAGTGCTCGGTTAACCGCATTCAGCTTCTCCAAAAATGGATTGCTGGACGGCCCCGCAAACTCTGGTAACCAATACCGAAAGGAACCAACAGCGGTGGAAAAAGTCGTTGTTTCGCGAACCACTTCAAAAGACGGTTCGACGTACGACGACGTTGGGCTATAAAACATAGTCCAACTAGCACCGCCAAGGGAACCCGCAGGGTAGAGAATGTTTCCAGTACCACTACCAAGTGGTTGCTGGTCACTATTATTTACCATGGTAGCTCTTCTCCGAATCCACTTTCCATTTTCCTCCGCTAAGCGGCGGCAAATGGTAGTAAAATCAATGATGTTACGACATAAGTCATTAACATCTTTGACGAACGGAGTCCAGCCAAACTGCTGGTTGAGAAACTGGTCTGCGATATGTTTCGGCTGCATTAGCCGAGACTTACCATAACCGCCCATGGACTTCCATATATTATGGAAACCAGTAGCGGTTGTACTTAGCATTCGAGGTATATCTTTAGCCGCTGCCATAGCTACGAACAGACCTCGTTGCTCAATTCTGGGTTTGAG